CCACTTGTAGTTAATATTTGCATATTTTTTTAATAAAAAAGGGGAGGCTAATCACTTCCTCCCCTCCAATCAAACTATATATTATGAATCACACAATTATATTAATCGCGTCTTTTTTAACTATTTACTCCCACCGTAACGGTCACTGTCGCTGAGGTCATTCCCGCGAACGGGTCAGCAGCAGTACCACCAGCAATAAAATTAGCTGGTTCTAATTCTTGACCAGTTAAAGTTAGTGAATAACCGCTTAAGTCCCCGAAAGCTGTTCCCGTAGCTATACTTCCACCAGTTACTTCCATTCCGTGTTCTAAGCCACATAAAAAGAAATTACCGTTTCTATCTTCAACAGCAATGTGAGGTCTTCCGTAAGCCATAAGCTTAAGTTCCTTATTGTCTTCTTTAGATAGTTTAGGTAGTGTTAAAGTTAATGTTTCTTCAAAGAATGTTGTACCATTCTCTCTTGAGGATGTAATAGCAGTTTCCAAGCTATTTGTTCCTTTTAAATCATATTGGTAGCAAGTAAATGTACCAGATAAATCAGTAATTTCGTCAGCAGTTTTGGTTACAGTTCCTAAGTCTCCAAAGTCAACAAACCAAGCTCTAACAATACCACCAATTACATCTTTACAAGGTACTTTTCTACCAGCTGTTAAATCGCAAGCCATATTATTAAAATTTAAATTAAGGGAGCATTTCAGCTCCCCTGTTATTAATTAATTCTTAGGCGTGGTATAAAACTATATCAGAACCTATTCCGTAGTTAACTGCGCTTGTGTATCGCATTATTACTCTAACATTTTGCGAACCATCAAGGTCAGCCATATCTAATACTTTAACTTCGTTCATATCGTTTAATAAACCAGTACCAAAGTATAAGTTAGATTTTTGAGCAGCCATTGCAGTATCATCAGCTAAACCATTAGCAACGAAGATTTTTACACCATCAAAAGATAGCTGTCCACCAGCGTTATACCATTGTGTTCCTTGTGCGTTAACACCATTTGAACCAATAGAAGTAGCAAATCCACCTAAAGCTCTTACATAAGCTCTTGCAATGTTTTGTGATACGTAAATATGTAAATCTTCTTTGTTGTAAAGTGCAGAAGGTACTGCATCAACAATAGAACCTAATTTATCAATTACGTTAGCAGCAGTTACAGCAGCGTGAGATGCAACATCTACTACATCAGCATCAGCTAAAGCTAAAGTTACCAAGCCGTCGAATTCTCCAACAGATGCGTTAGCTCCCATCCATATATTAGATTCAGTTTTTTCAGCTACTAAACCAGCTACGTGGCCAATAATGAAATCAGAAAATTTAGGTGGCATTTTATCAAATGCAGAATATCCCATTTGAGCAGCTTCCCAATCAGATTGGAAATCTTGCTTGCAAAACTGTAAGTTTACTTGAAACTCCTCTGGTTGTAATAATCTTTCGGTTAATGTTACTGTAGCAGTTGCATCAAAATCGCAAGAAGCGTTTTTAATTACGTTTGCATCAGTAGCTACTTTTTTCATAGTAGACTTATATTTGATATTAGGCATTACTTCTATACCGCCTTTATCAATTGTGTTAGCACTTAAAAGAGCAGCAGAAATATATTTACCTGCAAATTCTCCAGCGTAAGTACTTGTTATACTTGTTGTTGTCGCCATTTTATTTTATATTAATTATTGTTAAAAATTTTATCAAAAACCCTGTCTTTAGTTGTAGCTATTCTATTGCTTGCAATATGAAAATTTACTTTATTATCAACTTCAGCTTCAGGATTATGTTTTACAGGTTCAGGAGCAACAGCAGAAAGTTCTTCTTTCTCTTCTATTACTTCTTCCTTCATTTCTTCTTTGTTACCAAGTTTTTCGTCAATCATTGCTTTGATTTCTTCAACAGCAGATGTAAACTCTTCTTTGGTTACATAGTTCATTTCTTCTTTTTCTTCTTCCTCTAATTCAGTTTCTTTAACTTCTTCAGATTCTTCAGATAATTCTTCTTCAGCTACCTCTTCTTCAGCAGCTTCTTTAATACTGTCAATTAAACCTTCTTCAGATACAACTAAAACTTTACCTTCTTCTAATTTATATTCACCAACAGGAAGAGCAATTTCTTCATCTTCAGTTTTAATAAATACAGATTTACCAGCTTCAAAAGATTCTGCAACTAATACAGTACCATTTTCTAATGTAATTTCAGCCATTTCTATTTTTTCTTCAGAAAGTTCAACTTTTTCACCAACAATATTTTTTATTTTGTTTAGTATTTCGTTTGCTTTCATAATTTGAGTATATATCTATAAACGTTTGAAAACCTTTACTGTTATATTTTTTTACAACTTTATTTTATACTTTGCCTATTCCTTGAGCTTGTAAGCTACCATCACAGCATTTATTACTGTATCTTTTACCATCAGGACATAAGCAACCGCGCTTAGTATTTTTAGGTGATGTATTACTTGGTGTTTTAAATTTTTTACTTCTCATATTGTTTATTTTATAGGTACACAATTTGGTACTTTTTTACCATCTTTAATTTTCATACCATACTGTTCATAACCAGCTTGGCAAGGTTTTTTCATTTGTGTGTGTTTTTCACAAGGCATATACCATTCTTTACCTTCAAACTCGTGAACGTGAAAACCCTCACAACCAATATTTTGAGCCATTTCCTCAGCTTTCTCTTGTGTGCTATAAGCTAATCTATCATCTATAATTGCAAAATCTTTATCAACTACCATTGAAGCTAAATTAATTTCACCTAATTCTTTTAACTTACTTTCACTCCATCTTAAACCTGCTTTACCACCCCACAATAAATAACTAATTGTACCACACGCTTTAGTATCTCCTTCATCATAATATTCTTGCGCTCTGCTTAAATAACTATACATCCTTTTTAAAGTTTGTAAACTAATATTTTCTTTTTGTGCTAATTGTTGCGCACGTATTTTACCAACTTGTGTTGCACATTTATTATTTACTTTTTCATTTAGTTCAATACCTCTTTTAGCATTATTACTAACTGCTTGTGGATAATCGTTATAAGTTTCTAATTCTATCTTCTTACCAGATTTAGTTCTTTTGTCTTTCTTAATTAGTGCCTTAATATTACTAAGCATATATTCAGCTTCTTCTTCTTCAATAGCTTGCATCTCTGATTTTGTATCTGGTTTTTTAATTTGTGCGCGGTCAGCGAAAAAACCTTCAATTGAGAAACCTGTGTATTTTTTACCTTCTTTAATTTCATTCCATAATTCATCATCTTCTACTTTCATAGATATTACCCAACTACCAACAGGCGCATTTAAATTATAAATAGCAGATTTATCTTTTACTTCATCTTCTACTATCCAGCTTTCAACAACAGTAAGATTGTTAGCTTTCATTTGATGCTCTAAAGTTGCATTACTTTGATTACCATTTTGAAAAAACAACTCACTTGTTCTACGTATAGTTTCTTTAGAAAAATACACATAAAACATAGTGTCATTACGCTTGCGGTAAATCATTTTATTGGGTACTAATGCACAACCCATCACTATGCGCTTTTCATCATCTACTTTAGCCAGTTTAATTTCATCGCTTGATAGAGCTACGAAAGATTCTTCAATAGCAGGCGCAGAAACAATTGACACCGCATCGACGCCAACCATTTCTTCGTTTTCTTCATCTAATATTAATTCTATTATATCCATTGTATTTTATTTTAAAAAGTTGCTTGTGTAATTGTATTGTTTTGTAACTGTTGCGCTGTTGTAACATCTCCAGCTACTACAAATGCTTGTACTGGTGGTTGTTGTCCTAATGCTCCAGCTACTTGATTAAATCCTGATTGCCCTACTACATTAAAACTTGGTGGTTGTGTTGGTGCTGTTGATGCTCCACCTGATGTAGTTGGTACACTTCCGCCACCAGTAGCTCCAGAAGGATTAAATTTTCTTGATGCAATAGCTGCTACTTGTGCTGCTCCAGCTACTCCCATAGCTATCATATTTGCCAATCTTAGTGGTCCTATAGGGTCTTTTGTATCTCTTGCAACTTTCATTATAGCTACAGAAGTGTTAATTAATGTTTCAACTATTGCTAATCCTTTTTGTAGGTTAAATGCTCTTTCTGCATTT